GGGGGCATCGACCGCAACACCTGGACGTTCTACCAGAACCAGACCGAGACCTTCACCCACACGGCAGCCGGCATCCAGGCCGGCATGGATAACCTGTGGGTCAAGCAGGTCCGTGGCACCGACCGGACCACCCTGATCCTGCAGGACAACGTGGACTACACAGCCTACATGCAGGCCCTCACCACGATCCAGCGCATCAGCGACCCGGAACTCGGGCGCGCCGGCTTCACCAACCTGATGTTCATCAGCGCGCCGTGCGTGCTCGATGGTGGCGTCGGCGGGGCCTGCCCGGCTTCGCACAGCTACTTTCTCAACACCAACTACATCTTCTTCCGGCCTCACAAGGACCGGAACATGGAAGTGGTTGATCCCGACCGTTACTCGACCAACCAGGATGCCGTCATCAAGCTCATCGGCTGGGCAGGCAACATGACCATGTCGAACGGTTTCCTCCAAGGCGTCGGCAAGTAGGAGGCACGCACCATGGTCAACTCTCCTGATTGGGTCTCTGGCGGCAACGCTCCGCTCGGCTACCCGCTCCCCGGCACCGTCGATGAAGGCAAGACCATCAACGGCGCCACCGTCCCGTCCGTGCCGGTCGGCACGCTTGCGACCTTCCGCGACGAAGGCACCACGCGGCTGGGCTCCTGCAGCTTCATCTTCCTCCCCGGTGTGACGAGCACCGTGGCGGGCGATGTGGTGTCCTACCGGCAGAGCCTTGGCACTGACGTTCCGGGCGATGTGAACGACGGCGCGGCGACCGCGCGATGGGCCGGCACCGCCAACACTGGCTATCCGCTGGCTGTGGCCACGGCTGCCACCAACCTCCAGAGCAAGTGGGGTTGGTACCAGCTCCAGGGCGCTGCGATCATCAACACCTCGGGCACCATCACGGCCGGCAATGCCGTGTACTTCGGCCAAGTCGCCACGCTGCAGAACAACGCGGCGGTCGGCGGCAAGCAGGTGCTGGGCATCCAGGCATCGAGCGCCACCGACGTACCCGACACCGGGCAGGCGATCTTCACGATCAACAACCCGGTCGTGCAGAGCCAGATCACCTAGCGTACCGGGGCGGCCTTCGGGTCGCCCCTTCTTCTTCAACCGGAAGCCCGCAGGGCCATGGAGGCAAAGTGAACGCAGCAGAGAACGTCCTGTTTCGCTACAAGGACCCGAATATGGACCCGCGCCATCCGGGTCTGTCCGTCAGGTTCCGCGAGCACGAGGAAAAGAACGACAAGGCCAGCGCCGAGTCCGGCTTCGACACGTTCGACAACGTACTGGTGGCCTATGTGGCGCCGGTCGGGCAGCCCAAGTCCGAAGCATCGTGCGAGATCGAGCGCAAGCTGCCGGACGGCACCGTCAAGGTGCATCCGGTCCATGCCCGTAAGTACGCCGAGCTCGTGAAGCTCTACAAGGAGGGGGCGGGCGAGGGCAGCGTGGGCACGCCGCTCAAGCTCTTGAACCTCACGCCCGGCACGATCGCGACGCTCAGAGCGCGCGGCGTTCATTCGGTCGAGATGCTGGCTGACTTGGCCGACAGTGCCGGCGGCGAGCTGATGGGCTTTCGCGGCGACCGCGAGAAGGCGCAGCAGTTCCTGGCCCTGCGCGAACGGAACGCGCCGATGGTCGCCGTCGATGCTCTCAAGGAGGAGCATGCGAAGGAGATCGCCAGCCTCAGGCGACAGCTCGAGGAGATGAACGAGCGCTTTGGCGAGCCGGAGCTGCGCAAGCCGGGCCGACCGCGCAAGCAGATCGAAGAAGCAGCGTAAGAGGGCGATGTGACGGCCCTCACGATGGTGCAGACGGCCTGCGCGTGGCTCAGTTTGCCAATCCCGCAGGCCGTCTTTTCTGCCACGGATGCCCAGACCATCCAGATGCGCTCGCTCCTGAACGAGGAGTTGGTCGAGCTTCGGAAGTGGCCGGACATCTACTGGCGGAAGCTGCTGCGGCAGCACACCTTCGTCACCGTCGCGGCCGACACCCAGACCGACACGCCGATTCCCACAGACTACGATCACATGGTGGACAATTCCATGTGGGACCGCACGGCCACGCGCCCCGTAGTTGGCCCGATCTCGCCGCAGACGTGGCAGGCATGGAAGGCGCGGCCGGTGCTGACGAGCGTCATCTACGGCTACCGCCTGCGCGGCAATGAGTTCCTGACGGCCCCCAACCCGCCTGCTGGCGACACAGTGGCCTACGAGTACATCAGCACGCTTGCGGTCTACGCGGACGGCTCGACGACGCCTGACAAGGAAGCGTTCACGGCCGACAACGATACGGCCATCTTCGACGAGACGCTGATGCAGCGCGGCGTCCGCTGGCGCTTCCTGCGGGCCAAGGGACTGAGCTACAGTCAGGAGTACCAGGAGTGGATCACGCTCCTGCAGCGCGAGGCGGCACGTTCCAAGGGCATACCAACTTTGAATACTGCCGGCAACTGGAGCGACATGCTGCCCGGCCCCTACGTGCCCAGCCAGAATTTCCCCGGCGCGGTGCCATGAATGCCGCTGGAGATCTACGCCTCTCAAAAACTGTGGCGTACCCAGGTGGTTTTTCGGCTGGGCGCCGGCAACGCCGTGCTTGGGGTGAGCGCGACGACGGGATTCGCGTACATCCCGACGTGCGAAGGTGTGCCCGTGGGAACGCCCGAGGTAGAGCCCGGCCTGACGGCGCTGGTGGCCGACGTGGCGAACTACAGGCTCTACTTCTGGGCGAGCGGCGCTTGGCGCAACGCGGGGCCGTGAGATGTTTGCTGCGGCGGTAGACGATCCCAGGTTCAGTGCGAGGCGGCGCGTTTCCTCGTCCTATGATCTGCCGGCCCCGGTGGGCGGCCTGAACGCCCGCGACGCCTACACGGACATGGACGAGCAGGATGCGGTCATCCTGACCAACGTCTTTCCGGAAGCCAATTACCTCACGGTGCGCAACGGCTATGTGGAGTCCGTCACCGGCATGACGGACCCGCTGCGGTCGCTGCTGACGTGGAACGGCCTGACGGGCGTCGACAAGCTCTTTGCCGGGGCCGGCGCTGACATCTGGGACGTGAATGCCGATCCTGCAACCTCGGTTGTGTCCGGCCTGACCAACGTCGACTTCCAGTGGACGAACATCAAGACGCCGGGCGGCATGTACCTGATCTACGTCAATGGCGAAGATCCGATGGGCGCCTACGACGGCACGACGTGGACTGAGCCGGTCATCAGCGTGGCGACGAGCTCAACGTTCGCCAATGTCATGCAGTTCAAGGAGCGCCTTTGGTTCTCGGTCAAGAACTCGCTCGATACCTACTATCTCGGCCTGCAGTCGATCGCGGGCGCGGCGTCCCTGTTTCCGCTCGGTTCGATCTTCCACAAGGGCGGCTATGTGATCGGCATTGGCTCCTTCTCCAACGACGCGGGGGAGGGACCTGACGACTATCTGTGCTTCATCACCAACAACGGCGAGGTCGCGGTCTATGTGGGCACCGACCCGGATAGCGCTTCCACGTTTGCGCTGGTTGGCCGCTTCAATGTCGGCATGCCGATCGGCCGGCGCTGCACGGTGCGGGTGAACGGCGACCTCGGCATCATCACGCAGGACGGCATCGTGTCAATGCAGGCAGCGCTCCGGTTCAGCCGCGAGAGCATCCAGAAGGCCACGGTGACGGGCAAGATCCAGACGCTGTTCAGCCAGTATTCCCAGTCCTACAGGCAGAATTTCGGCTGGGCGCCCTGCATCTATCCCAAGGCGCGCTACCTGATCATCAATATTCCGCAGATCGAGGACGAGACGCAGATCCAGCTCGTCATGAACACGATTACCGGGGCGTGGTGCCAGTTCGATGACATGGACGGCGGCTGCTGGGGAGTCGCGAACGATCAGCTCTATTTCGGCGGCAACAACGGAACCCTTTATCAGGCCGATACCGGCTTCCTGGACGATCTGACGGGCAACATCGAGTGGAGCGTGCAGACCTCGTGGCAGCTTCTCGGGCGCGGTGTGGGTGAGATGTTCTTCACGATGGTCAAGCCAACCATGCTGGTAGGCACGGGCGTTGAGTTCGGCATCAACGTCAATGTCGATTTCACCCACGTCCACCCCGATATTTCCCTGCAGGCGCTGGCGCCGCTGGATTCGACCATGCAATGGCCGTGGGTGTGGCCCGGCACATGGGGCGGCCAGACCATCCTGGACAACCGCTGGCAGTCGACGGGCGCCATTGGCTCATGGGCGAGCGTCCATCTGCATGGGACCGTGCGGGACGGGCCGTGCCAGATCAACGCCTTCGTGGTCCTCGCGGAGAGGGGCGGCATTCTTTGAGGCTCACCCTCCTCGAGGGCCACGACGCCGCGGTCGCCAAGTTCGTGGCCGATCTGGCGCCGCTCGAGCGGCCCCTGTTCACGGTGGGCCACGACCGGGCTTTCGGGATCATCCGTGGCGACGGGCGACTGGTGGCAGGCGTCCTGTTCACCGAGTGGAAGCCGGCATTTCGGACTTTGGAACTGTCGGCCGCTGCGGTATCATCGTACTGCCTGAGCACCCCAATCGTACTCGTGTTAGGAGGATACGCGTTCGGACAGCTCAACGCATTCCGCATATTTGCCCGGACCGGGGCCTGCAACGAGCGCGCGAAGAAGATGCTTCGCCATCTCGGCTTCACGCAGGAAGCGGTCCAAGGGCACTACTTCGGCGAGGGAAAGCACGCCAGTTGCTGGCGGCTTATCAAGCCCGAGTGGGAACGCAAGTGGCTCCCAAAGAGGGAGCAGCAGGCGGCTTAGATGCAGAGCGGTGGCTCGGCTCCACAGTTCAACGCGCAGCAGGTCTCTGGCCAGCAGACGAACAGCAACATCCAGACGGCTGCGGCGAACTCGTATCTGAACGCGCAGAATCAGTACACGCCGTGGGGAAACCTGATCTACAAGGAGGTCGGGCAGCGCCAGATGGGGGATGGCACGGTATCCATCCCGGAGTGGCAGGTCCATACCGAGCTGTCACCGAGCCAACAGGGCATATTCGACCAGACGCAGGAATTGCAACGCCGCGGGCTCGACACGGCGGGCAACGTCCTGACCAGGGTTGACCAGGCCGTAGGACAGCCGATCGACTACAGCGGCCTTCAGGAACTCGCGCCGATCGGCACTGACCAGTCGGCATTCCGGGACCAGGCCTATGACGCCCTGATCTCCAGGGGCGAGTCGGCGATCGACCGCGCACAGGGCGGCTCGCGGACGCTCCTCAAGAACCAGGGCGTGGCGGAAGGTTCGGAGGCCTGGCGCCGAGGGATGGAGGAGTTCGGGCAGGCCCGCAACGACCTCTCCAACCAGTCCTTCATCAATGCGAATACCTTGGCCGGCCAGAACATCCAGCAGCAGGGCGACATCTACAACCAGTCTCTGTCCAAGCGCACGCAGGGCATCAACGAGCGCATGGCGCAGCGCAACCAGCCGCTGCTCGACTACCAAGCGCTCTTGGGCATGAGCGGTGGAATTACGCCGCCGCAGTGGGCGCCGCCCGTCCAATCGCAGATCGCGAACACCGATGTCACCAGCCCGGCGATGATGCAGTACCAGGGCCAGTTGCAGAACTACAACCAGCAGCAGGGCGCAAGCAACGCCTTGATGGGCAGCCTGTTCGGCCTTGGCGGCTCGGTGCTCGGCGGCCTTGCGGGCGGCCCGCTTGGCGGCATGTTGGGCAAGAGGATGTTCGGATGACGGACGCTCTCGCCGCCGCCCTCCTCGCCAGCCAGCGCGGAAAGCAGCAGTTCGACCCGGCCGAGAACTCGCGCCGCTTCGCCCGAGCGCTCATGCAGCAGGGCTCGTCCACGGCCCCCGTGCAGTCGTGGGGCGAGGGACTGGCGCGCGCGCTCACCGGCGTTGCCGGCGGCGTCTTTGAGGGCATGGGTCGCCGCGAGCAGGAGGAGAAGAACCGGCGCCTGATCGAGGGCCTGACAGGCGCCTACAGCGCCCCTGACGAGGCTTCGCGCATGGCCGCGCTCAAGGGCCTTGGCGATGACGGCTCGGGCATCCTCGCGCCGTTCCTCGCGTCGATGCTGTCGCAGAAGGTGGCGGACGAGCGCAAGAACAGGGTGCTCGATACCAAACTGGATGCCGGCGGCTTGACGCTGCCGGGCGCGCCGCAGCCGGGCATGGGCGGCGGGCAGCAAGGGCCGCTCACGATCGACATTCAGCCGTTGCCGAGCGGCACACCTGCGGCGGCCGGTTTCAACAACAACGTCGGCAACCTCCGCGCCAGCAATGCACAGTGGGAGGGAAAGGGCGCGCCGCAGAACGGCTTTGAAACGTTCGGCACTCCCCAGCAGGGCGTGAACGCGGCCTTCCAGAACCTCGGCGCCTACGTCCAGCAGAACCCGAACATGACGGTGGCTGAGGCCATCGCCAAATGGGCGCCGCCGAACGAGAACAACACCCAGCAGTATATCAGCCAAGTGGCCGAGGGCACCGGGATCAATCCGGGCATGCCGCTCGGCGAGGTGCTGAAGGACCCCGCCGTGGCTGCCACGCTTCTCGACGCGATCACCCGGAAGGAGAAGGGCGGCCTGCCGCAGGGCGTGACGGCCGACACGTTCATGACGGCCACGGGCGCCCAGCCGCAGGGTGCGCAGCCACAGGTCGCGCAAGGCGGCTTCCAGCCGACAGGCACGCCCGCGCAGTCGATCCCCGGCGGCCTGCCCCAGATGCCCGCGCAGCAGCCGCAGGCGCCCCAGCAGGCCCCCGTCACGGCGCTACCGGACGTTTCCCCCGCAGCTCAGCAATTGCATCAGGAGGCCCTGCGGGCTCGAGCTGGCGGCGATCGAGAGCGCGCCCTGGCGCTCATGCAGAAGGCTCAGGAAGCGC